GTCTAATTCGGATTGAGCATTTTGTATTTCTGGAGCAAATGCATCATTCTGTCTAGACATAGTATCCAATGCCATAGAATCTGAGGGGCTAATTGCAACTCCAGATTTAATATCTTTACGCATTTGTTTATCTATATCTTTATATTCAGTTTCAGTTTGCATTAATATATTTCTACGAAGATATTCTAATGAGAAATACTTGCCAACAAAGGGGTCCATCTGAATAATCAATCCCATTCTTTCTTTCATCAGCTCAACATTTTTTAATTCGTTGAAATGATTATCAAACAGAAAATCATACTGAATATGATCTTCCATATCATCCCAATCTTCTGGGGTAATGATACCCTTTAAAATTAATTGAGTTTTTAAAATATCATTGAATAATTCCGAAAAACGTTTGCGAAGACGACCAATGAATTTAGCAAATTTAAGTTCATCCCTAAGAACCTCTGTGGTCTTACCGAGATTGAAGCCTTTGTTATCGTCAGTAAGACGAGAAGGTGGTAGGTTTAATGAGTTGTAAAGTTTCTTTTTGAAATACTCAACATCCTTAAGCTCTCCAAGATTCTGTCCTCCTGGAAGAGTAGAGATTTCAGTTCCTCTACCACCTTCACGGCGAGGAAGCCAAAAGTCTTCAAGCATACTCATATGCTTTTTGTCGTCACGAATTTCTCCAGTAGTCGCATCGTATACGAGTTTATTTCTATAACGTGCCATTACATCACGAAGGTATTGCTCTGCCTTTACCTTGGGTAGGTTGCCTACATCAATGTAAAAAATTCTACGTTCTGGAGCACGAGATAATCTATAGATAACAAGTGAGTCCTCAATCATGCGAAGCTGATTAAGTGACTTGATTGCTTTATGTAGAAAACTCAAAACGGTTTTTTTATTTAAATCAACTATTCCAGAGTTACAATGAGCTATAGAATCGGATGCTATTTTAATACCTTGCGTATTTGAAACATCAAAATTACTTGATATTGAAACATTATTTGAAAATCCTTTGGGATTATAAATGTAGTAATCTACATAATCTCCCCAATCATATTCTAAAGCAGTGCCCTTAATTGCATCTGGAGAGTTATCATTTTTTTGTAACTTATGCCTTACCTTTCGTATCTTTAAAGGATCAATATACCTTAGCTCTAAAATTCCTTTCTTTGGATTATCTAAATCTATTACTTTGTGATAATAAGTTCTTCCATCAATGTACCAACTTCGTATAATTTCGTGTGCTCTTTTATCGAAGTTTAGTAAAGATTTTATGTGGGTAAATTCTTGTCTAATTTTAGATTTTATAGAATCAGCAATATCTAAATTAGAAAGTTCGATCTCTACGGGAGAATCATTTGCATCTGTAACTACAAACTCATTTACTATTTCATCTATAGCAGAGTCGCATTCTGGATGCAACGCCATATCTCTATAACGTTTAATTAAATCATATTCGTTTTTATTACTACCGCCATCAATATCTACGTAAGTACCAAAATAACCACCTGCTACAGTGGTTGTGCTGTCATCTTCGTTTGGGGGAATCGGGGACTGACCCTTCGATTCCCCATTTTTATTAATAAGAAATCCAAAAAGTTGACTCATTGTATTATATAAAAGAGTATTGATATACTCTATTTATTTAATTTATTTTGTGCTAGCGTCAGAATTAATTTGACGAGTAGATAATCCCTTTCTTGTATTACCTGCTGGAGCAATAGTAGTCCAATAAGAATACTGGAATTCTACTGAAAATTCCTCAATCTGATCATTGCTATCATATGCAAGATCAATTTGTGCAACGTTTGTTGGGAACGCATACCAAAGTTTGTATGTTCTTAAAATTGATGGTGCATCCGTGTCGGAATTTTTTTCTAGTTGGTGTACTAGAATATCTGCAGTATATCCAGTTGCATTATCTGGAGTAAATAAGGATGCTGTATTTCCAGCATGACCGTTGATAGCTTCTGACCAGCTTTCAAAAACTGACCTAATAACAAAATCTTTATCATTAATAAATGTTGGAGTCCATGTATCAAAAGTACGGTCTCCTGCAATTTTTACAGTTCTTCCTCTAAAAGGAACTTCAATAACTCCAGTGTTTGATGCTGGTAAAGCGGCCGCCTTACAAAGTAAATTTACTGTTCCGATTTCAGTCGTGTCTACTGTTTTTAGTTGATTGCCTCCAGAGAGAACTCCAGATTGTGGGAAAGCAATTTCAACTTGGAACATATTAGGCTTAACGCCTTGTCCAATGTTAGAAATGAAATTACTTATTGTGCTTGATAGTGGTGCCATTTTTTAATACCTCTGTTGTTGTGATTGAAAAAATCATTGACCAATAACTTCATTGAAAGAAACACCCGTCTTAGTGGCGGTAAATGTAATTGTAATGTAATTAATTGAGCGTGTTGGCTTAATAAACAATTCAGCAACAAATTCATTTCTATCGATAACATCTGGTGTGTTATTTGTTTCATCGCAGACAACTAAGAAGTCAGTAATGCCTCTTCTTGATTGAACTTCGTTCAAATAAGAATTAACCGCACTTGAGAAAGATGATCTGGTAGATACATCATTTTGCTCGAATAAAATTTGCTTGGCTAGATTTCCTACTCTCTTCTCTACATTCAAGAACAAACGACGAACATTAATTCTATCGAAAGCAGAAGGTGAAGATAGAGCAGTTTTATCTCCAAATAGAGTTACTCCAGAACCAGGGAAAGAAACAATAGGATTGATTCTATTTTGATATAGAGCATCTCTATCAGCTTTATTTGGATTGAATGCTAGTTTAATAGCACTTCTGAGTGAACCTCTATTTAATCCAGCTGGTGAATACCAATCATCTAATGTAGCTGATGTGGCTACACAAAGACCAGCTACATCTCCATTACATGGAATATATCTGTAGCTATCATTAAATCTATCATAGAAATATTTGTATCCACTATCAAACACAGCATACGAAGAAGAAGTTAATCCATTGAAAAATGCAATGGTATTATCTCTTTGAGCTGTTGAAGTCAAAGCTCCTTCGGTAGTACCAATTTGATTTCCTTTATGGGCAGAAACAAAAGCTACACAATCTTTTCTTTCAGTAGCTAAAGCAATTACTTTAGATGCTTTTGATTTTGTATTAGCTTCGGTTGCCATCGAACCACCCATTAGAATAAAATCAACTACAACTTCTTCTGTGTCTAAGAATAAATCATAGGCATCAGAAATTTCTGTTACAGTATATGCATAATCATCAGTTCCATTTGTTAATGATGTTGATAAATTAGCTGACAATGCAAATCTATCTCCACTTGCTAATGCAGAAGAAGCTTGACCCCATCCTTCACCAGCTCCAGTTGAAGAAGGATCGACAGTTGTTGATGGACCAGATCCAACAAAAATATTTTGTGATTGTAGATTTATTGCAGTCTTGTAATAAATTGTATTTCCTTGTGGAGACTTCGCATCAGTTAATTTGGAAAGATATAAAAATCTTTCTACGATATTTGAATTTTTATCTATTACAACGACATGAACTTCGTCATACTTAATTCCTTTTGCAGAAGCAAATTCAGATGTTCCTGGTCTAGGACCAACTTGGGAAAGAAAAACTTCAGTGCCTTGTACTTTAGTATTTAAGTACCAATTTTGTGCAGCTGTAATAGTGATATTATCACCTTCTGATACAAACGACCAATCGGTTGCTACGATTGTAGCAGTAGGGTCATCTAAAATAACTTCTAATTTCTTTGTCGATGCGGTCCAATTTAAAACAACTCCTGTTTCTTCATTTGTTCCGTCACTCAATGAAACCGCATCGCCTTGTGCTGGAGCTGTAGTTGGAGCAGTTTCTAAAGTTAAAATATAATCAGCTCCTCTATCAACAACAGCAACTCTATAAGCATTTGCCCAAGTTCCAGCAGATCTAGCTACAAATCCATATGCATTTCCAGAGCCAGATTCCCAATCAATATCATTTTGTACTAGAACTCCTTCCTCTCCACTTGTTGCATTTAGAGTACCAGTTTCTGCTCTTACTACAGCTAGTCTACCGCCATAGTTTAAATATTCTGAAGCAACGAACCAGTCCTCAGCATTTGCTGATGTAGGATCTCCAAAAACTGAACGAAACTCTTTTTCTGTACTTACGTTAACAATTGTGTTTATAGGACCTTTAGCAAATGTTGATGCGATAGCTGCAGTAACTTGCTGAGCACCTGTAACAACCGCATTAGATAAATCACGCTCCTTTAGAACAATACCAGGCGAGACTTGACTTGCCATTTTTTTCTCCTTTGGGTATCCAAATTAATCTAAAATTATTTATGTTTTTGCATTCTTCAAGTGGGGAAACAATACATGAACAATCACCAATCAGGATATACCGAGTTATCAATATAATCTTTATGCTTTCTATATCTTCTTATTCTGTCTATAGTACATTTTTTACATTCATATGAATATGCAGATAGTGAAGAAGATCTATCTTTTCTAGTTAGATAAAAGTCTGACATCAAATCTTTTATGTTTCCACAAGATCTACATCTTCGTTCTTTAAAAAGTAAAAAGTCTAAAGAAAATTGATCTTCTAAATCCATTAGAAATCCCACATGTATGAAACATTTTCTTGAGTATCTCCATACCATATAGTGCCATCACTAGCAAATCCTTCATCTCCTTCTAATCCAGTTGTGATGAATCCGAATGGAGCCATATCTTGTTCAATTTGATTTTTTTGCTCTTCATAAATTCTTTGACGCACATCATTGTCTGTCATCTCCTTGAAATAATCTTGTACTGCCAACCAAGCAAATATTACAAGACACATTACAAGGTCATCATGAAATCCTTCGTCTGCTTCAAACGATTGCTTTTTCTGAATAAATGTGGTAAGTTCAGATATAATTTCATAATCTCTAAACAATAGTTTATCGTCTTCCACCATTGTTTTTAAATTAGCACATCCAATTTTTTTAACAGTGACAGACATTTTCAATCCAAGTTGAGTTTTAGTTCCAGAGAACCCTTGACCAACAATTTGTCCAGCACGACCTCTCATTGAACACATTAAAACATTTGGATACTCCAAATCAAAATTTAAAATAGATGCTACTTGATCTCCCACATCATTTACTTCACATAAAACATATGCATTGTTATATGCTCTTGCAACATCATTTATAATATTTGGAAAAAGCATTGGCTTTATTTCATTGTTTCGATACTTAGCAACTATTTTATAAGGAACAGTTGTAATATCAAAAATAATAAAAGCAGAATAATCACCGCCAATTCCTCTACTAACGTCAGCGGTAATAATATACTCACTTTTTTCATTTGGTTTTTCATAAACATCTAATCCTTTATTTGAACTAATCGGAGTATCAAATACAAGTGATCTTAATTTAGAAGCAGCGATAAGTGTGTCAACCGATCCTAGGAATTCACACTCAAACTCCTGAGTGAACTGACGCTCGGAAGTGTTCTTAATAGTTTCTTCTTTCCACTTGGCATCACGACCAGGAACTTCTGACCAGTGAACCTCCGTCCAAATATAATTATTTCTTTTATTCTGAGCATCAACCCACAACTTATAGAAGTGGTTCATACCATAAGGCGTGGAAATAATAATAACTTTTGTTTTTTGTCCAGATGAAATGGTAGGATATACAGATGAGAAAAAGTCGTCAGCAATATGATTTGGAACGAAAGCAAATTCGTCCAAGAAAATGATGTTGAATGACATTCCTCGAACGGCAGATGCTGAGGTTGATGCTGCCATGATCTTGGAACCATTTTCCAGTTCCATAGAACCTTTGTTCCACGCAATCACACCTTGCTGTAACCACTTAGGAAGATTCTCATATGCTGTCTGCAATCTTCCTAGTAGATCTCTAGCAGTTGAAGCTTTGTTTGCTAGAATACCAATGTTAGAACTATCATTAAACAAAGCATAGTGAAGCAGATAGGAAACCACAACGGTTGATTTCCCTGTCTGTCTTGGTAGTTTAGCAATATTGAATCGATTGTCATGAAATTTGCGAACTAAATCTTTTTGAAAGTCATACATTCTGAAAGGAATTAGACCTTCATCAACCGAAACAATCTTCACGTAATTAAGAGCAAAATATACAGGATCTTCTTTGCACTTAATATACTCTTTAATTTCTTGCTTTGTCCAATTATAGGGAACGTTCGCTTTCTTTAATAGCGGGTTCCCCAAATAAATTTGATCACTACTCATTCAAAGTCCTCTGTATATCTTTATCAATAGTATTCATATTATTTAATCTATTTTCCCACCCCTTACCATCTGTAGTTCCTTTGTGTGGATTGATACATGTATCATCTCCAAACTTATCACACACCAAAGAAGCGAGTTCAGTTTCATCTCCCTTCTTATTTGTGCCAGACCAGAAGTGCTGACCACCAATCCAGCAAGCCCCACACTTAGGGCAGGTTTTAGTATCCATTGAGTCTTACCTTGATACGGTAATGATATTATATAGGTAAATGATGTATAGGCAAGTTACAATTTACACAAATTGATATTAACAATTCCAAGCTCGAAGTGATTTGGATAGACGATCGTTTCCTGTGTTATTGCTATCTTTCTGTCTCTTACGCATTCCTTTCATTCTTGCACAGAATGACGCTCTACGAGGATTGCCAACTTTTTTTGAAGGTGCTTTGAGGTCACTTCCAGGATTCTCGCGTTCATAAGATTTGCGTCCCTTCTCATTAAGTCCGCCATTTTTGTTTTGACCCTCCTTGCGTGTCCAAGCAGATTCTGAAACTTCAACTGATTCATTTTTACTCGTCATATAATCAGCAACAGTATCAATGTAATCCGTTGCAAGAGTCACTTTAGATTGAACCCATCCAGGTAATTGCATATCGGAATTTTGAACTACTGAACGAAGACGAGTTACTGCATTTTCAATAGTATCTAGTTGACTCATAATCATTCCACCTTCATCATCAATCTCTTTGCCCATAGCAACAGCAATATGATTTTCTAAAATCTGACGCATCTCTTTAAAAGTTTTTTTCTTTTTATGTTCTACCTTTAATTGTTTTTCCATTTTGAGTAAGTGTGTATAGTAATCTGGAAATTCATCTAAATGTTGCAAAGCAATTCCATATGCTTCATCATGTGTAGTGACATGTTCACGTTCTACTGTTGAACCAACTTCAGCCTGTTTGATAATAGTTTCAACAGACACGCCATGTTTTTTGGCGATTTCTTTTTCTGTGGGGACTTTCTTTTTCATGAGATGTACGAAACAGGAGTGGCAGTTATATCAGAACCAGTATCGACTTTCAGTTTTTGATCTGGATTTTTGCGGATAACTATTTGAAATCCTGGGTTGATAGTCATGGACGCAACAACTGTTGTTCCATCACTTGCCGTTAAAGTAAGAATTCTACCAACATTACCTCCAGCATCATGAACTAAAAATACTTCTTTAGAACCGTTAATATCATTAGCTGTTGTTGATAAGGTTACTGCTGAACCAAGGAGTTTTACTCTCATTTTATTTTACCTTTATGGTACTGATGGATAATTAGTTGTTTTGACATAAGCTGATGTAATCTTGGCACCAGTGTATCCGTTATTCCACGTAGCCAACCATGGATAATTTACATTACTTGATGATGAGGAAATAACTCCCGTATATAAATTGGCATACTGCCATTCAGTTCCAGTCCAAGTCACAGTTTCATCTCCATATATGTATGAAGTTTTGCCATTTACAGCAGAAGATGGAGCCATCTTTCTCCAACTTTGTCCTCCGACAAATCCAGAATTAGGATCGCCAGGAGTGTTATAGAAAGGACCGTCCATTAATACCCATGCTGTAGCATCGGGTTCTGCTGCGTTTGCTGGGTTATCACTACCTATTTGTGGACAAATATTAACGGGAGCATTGTTTATGTCGTGGCGTTGATATGTTGCTGGCGTTCTAATAGTGTTATCAGCATTTCTTGCCTGATATGTTCCAGGAGTTCTTACAGTATTGTCAGAATTTCTGGCAACATAATCGCCATTCCAGACTTCATATGTAACGGGAGTCCACCCTTCACAATTATCAAGCACAGTTACTGTAGTTGATGCTGGCTGAGGAGAAGATGGATTATTATTTGTATCGTGCCTAACGTAAGACATAGTTTTTATAGTATTTATTCTTCAGCCATATTTTTGCCCATCTCTTTAATCATTTTTTGGAGATCGGCAGTACTACCAACAAACATGGTATTGTTAACAGTCGTAGGTCCTTTACCTTTAACAGGAGCATCTAGATCTTTCATTTTCTTTTGAAGATCAATTAATTTATCAGTCATGTCTGAGACCTGCTTCATAGCGTTCACAGCGACTTCAAACGCTCTAGGGTGCCCTGACTCCTGAGCGACCTCTAAAGCCCCTTGTACGGCCTCCTGGCCCTTCTCTATGAGGTCGTAGAGCTGACCCCTGGTATATTCGTAATCTTTTTGTGGATCTTCTGTTGTATTTTTATTATTTGTGTTTAGTGTTTGTATTTCTTCCACCTCAGTATGAATGGGTGCTATGTCAAATATTTGAGTCATGTTAGTTTCAAAGTCATTCATATATAATTACTTCTTCATTGAATCCAAAATCATCATCTGCAGTTACTAATAAATTATCTTGATTATTAATAACTCCATCGTCATTTAAATCTTCCAATGCTTTTGGTGTGTATGTTAATTTAGCATTTCTAACACCAGGAATATATTCTGATGCTGATTCGTAAATGATTGCTTTTTTAATTATAGAAGCTTGATCAAATGGTCCATATATGTATGTTTTAGCACTGAATGATAAGGTCCAAGTAATCAATCTTCGATTTATGAAAGATCCTTCCCAGTCATCTTCGTAATTAATTGAATTTAAAATAATTTGAACATCTCTCTTTTCATTCATATCTGGAATGAAATTTATAGTTATATTAAAATTTGGTTGGAAATATGGCAAAATCTGTTCAAGAATTTGCAACCCATCATCTTGTGATTTAGAAAGAATTCCTAATTCAAACTCTATGTTATATGGAACTGGTACATATTGAACTTTAACTTCAGTTCCATTATCATTAATTATTGTTTTATATTTTTGTACTGGACTAGTTTTCCGTGAACTATCATAAGAAATGTTAACCATTTCAAAATACATTCTAGGAAGAATTACGTTTTCAAATGGCTTTCCTGGATTTGGATCTGGGTCCTGTTCAATCCTAGTTAAGAACTTACTTCTAGGACCATAGCTAAAAGGAACTTTCTGTGCTTCTAAAATATTCCCTGATGTTGGATCTTTTTTCTGTATTTCTATATTATTAAATAAAGTTCCAAAACCAACAACAGTTTTTTTTATAGCTTGATTGTAAAAATGAGGACCTAACATTAGAAACTATCCATAAAATTACCATAATTACCAAACACATTTTTTTCACTAAAATCTAGTATTGTGTCTGCTTCTTCTTCAATATATTTATTTTTAGAATATTTTGTGTTTTTATCATCTAAGCTATCAAAATTATCTATCTCCCAGGTTGCTTCCGCTCCAGTTAAATCTTCGTCTTCTACAAATGTTCCACTGCGTTTATA